CATACGTTGTTCGGCTGTAATTATATTCAATGCCATTATTCTACCTCCTCAAGTTCATAGGTTGTTGATGCTATCTCGACAGTTCTATGTGGCTCAAGAAGAGCTTTTATAGCTGGTGGAGCATTAGAATACTTACGCTCCTCAACAGTTACACTTACTTTACCATAATGTCTTGCATCATCTGCATTCATTTGAGTATCAAGTGTAGTCATAAGACCAACTTGATCCCAAGAAACTTTCTTCTTAACATTAATTTTCATTTGTAAATTACTGTTAGGAGTATGGATTGTAACTGTACCAAAATTTTTATTCTGTCTCGCAAGTTCATTACGAGCATCATTATAATGTTTAGCGTCTAAGACTTCATTGATTAAAGCCAATTCTTTCTTAGCTGCATCATATCTTTCTTTAAGTTCATTCCTGTGTTGGAATAAATTCTTGGTGTCCATTTCAAAGTAACCTTGAAATGCGACTTCTCGCTCTTTTGTCATAATTGACCTCCTTTTAGTAAGCTAGAACTTTATATATAGCACTAGTTACAATAAAGTCAATACCTGATCTATCATTTTTTTTTGAAACTTAACAAAATATCTATATTATGTATGGCGAGCATAAGTTTTTTCTTTAATTTAAACTCAGGCGTGAGAACGCCTTTAGCATCTTCAACAATGAATCTGGACGATCCATCTTCTTCTATTAATAAATATGTAAAGTCGGCAATGTAATTACATATTTTCTGGTCATTTACTTTTAATTCATACTTAACTTGTCTATCTAATTGGTCAACTACACCAGCTCTTTCCATAGCTTTTAGCTGACCCCATCGTTCTGCTTCCCACCTAGAATCAAACTTTAAACCCATAGCCACAGTTTTTTTTGCGAAAAACTTGTTGGGTTTCCCAACTTTTCGGGTTATAATTCGTTTATTATTGTAATACATGGGAGTTATTGTAATGGCAGATCCAAAAAAATTCAAGTCAATTGGTATAGATACCGACACTTATCACAAATTAAAACGTATTTGTGACGATGAAAGACGTAATATCCGTCAACAAATTAGTATATGGGTCGATAAAGATTATTCAAATAGATTTAAAGAAGACGATAATGTTACTCGTTTAGGTTTAGGAACACTTAATAATTAAGCGACTTGTTCTTTAATACCTATAGCTTCCATTCTTTTTATTAAACGATTAGCACGGTTTGTTACTTGCTTATGCCATCTTGAATCTTCCATTTGTACGGCACATTCGAGCCAATCCTCATCAGCTATAGCTGCACAAAATTTCTTAAATTTGGATAAACGAGGACGACCCATATTGAACATCATGTTTGCACAGATTTTTTGTACTTCTTCTGGTAGATCATCAAAAGTATCAAACAATTTTTTACATTCTGATATAGTTCCTTCAACATCTACTTTAAAACAATTGTTAACTCGTTCTTCTGATACTGGTGTACCAACTGGCTTTTCATATTCTTCATCCCATTCAGTAACTAAATGACCTATTCCAAATGTAGGTAAACCTAAATGATCTAAGTATATTTCGTACTTACAACCTTCATCTTCTTTTAATTCTTCTCTTAACTCGTCTATGTTCATGCTGTTCTATTCCTACTTGCTATTGCTTGCATTGATGGGTTTAGTCCTAGAGCCAAAGCTGTGTTTGGATCAGTAACATCTATAGCTCCAATTCCTGTATTAGTTGATGCAGGTTGTATGTTCATTCCTGCTGCTGGTGTTTGATTCCGAACATTTGTTCGGGTTTGGTCAACGCCTCTTTCTATATTTGATCGTAAATTTTGTAGTTCTGAAGTTAATCCAGCATTATTCGCAACAGCCGAAAATTGTTTTCCAGCTTCATTTACAGCTTCTTGCATCAATTGACCAGGTGCTTGTGCGCCAAATTGAGCCATTGCTTCAGTAAACATACTTAAAAATAATCTAGCTTTACTAAGATCTTTTTGACCAGCAGCCTGTCTCTTATAATCTTTCATAAATCTATTAAAATAAGGTTTGTTTAAAAGAAACTTACCTACAATGCTAAAGTTAGCTAATTTGCCTATATTCTGAAAAGGTGCAGATGCAATGTTAGCAGCTATAAGATCACCACCTTGAGCTTGTTTAGTTAAAGTATTTAATGCTCTACCAAACTGTTCTAATTGCAGACCAGTTTCTTCTCCAAATACAGAACGAAACTTACCGTTTGCTCCACCTTCATTAAAACTTTTAGCAAAAGCCTTCATAGAAGACCCATCAATAAAAGCATCACCACCAAAATCTCTTAATACATTGTTCATGTAAAAGTTTTGCATTTTAGCCAAGTCTTCTTGAGCTTTTGTTAATAATGCTGGGTCTTTTCCTACAGCTCTATCAGCTCTATCTTTAAAAAATTTCATAACAGCTTCAACAGATTCAGCTTTAGCACTAGGTTTTGCTAATGTTTCTGATGCTATTAAAGGTGTTATACTTTCATTGTTCAATGCTTTTAAAGCAGAGTTGTTTTCAAATTGTGTTAATTGTCTTTGAGCTATATTTACTTCTCGTAAAGCATCTACTAAATCTTTAGGCGCACCCTCATCCATTGCTCTTTTTACTGCTTCAGGAGTCATTTTTGAGTTAGATGTCATTCTTAATTGTTTAGCTAATGCCTTTACTGCACCTGCTTGACTTCCAAATAAAGTATCGGCAGTCGCTCCTAAATTATCTATAGCTTGTGAAAACTTAACACCAGAGAAAGCTAAATCATCTGGAAGTCCACCAACAACTTTACCAGTGGCATCATCCATTGCTTCTCTTATCCAACTATTAGCTAACCTACCTCTTAATCTTTCAGCTCTTTTTATACCTAATCCAGCTTCTTGAGACACATCATCAGCGGATCGTTGTGTCATTCCTTTGATTGCATTTAAAGCACTTTGTAATGGTTTTGGATTTCCGTCTCTTATAAGTTTTTTAGCAAAATCAATGTTAGGTTCTTTGCCACCCATAATTAATTTATTTAATGATTTAACATTTATATGATCTGCAAATGTGTCAAATAAATCTGTTCCTTTAGCAAAGAAAGCCCTTGATTTATCAAGACTGTTTGCCGCATCATCTAGTCGTGTTCTTAAATCTCCAGTTATAGGTTTCCCTGTTCTTTGACTAAAATCAGCTAATTCAGCTTTAAAATTTTTACTGGTTAATTTACTGTCTATAATTTGTTGTGCTTTTTGTAAAAATCTACCGCCATTTTTTGTTCCAGTAACTCTGGCTGCATCACCTATCGCACTTCTTAAATTGTATAATTGAGAAAAACTTGTATATTCACCTAAACTATTAATACTATCTACTAATGCTTTAGCAACACCAGCTTTTGATGTTGATTTAGCTGCTCCAATATTAGCATCAAATATAGCTGCTGAAGATGTTTTTGCTTGTAATTTATTTGCTAATCCTTTTAACAATGCTGTATTTATAAAAGCAGCATCACCAATTGTGTCTTCTAAAACATCATCAATATTAGCAAATAACGTAGTATTTAAGTCATCAAATGATTCAGATGATTTTTTTAGTATATCAAATATTTCATCATTTAATTGAACATCTTTTGTAGTTGATTTTCCAAAAGTATTAACAATTCCATCTAAAGTTTCCAATACACTTTTTTGAGCGTCCTGAGTAACAGTATTTAATATTGCTCCTTCTTCTTGGACACCTTTAGCTAATATTTCTCCTACTTCTTCTGCGGATGTTTCTCCAGCATCTCCAGTTAAACCTTTAAAATAGTTAATATGTTTTAACATATTTTGATAGTTTTCTTGTTGTTTTTGAGTAGGACCTATAACTTTTTCAATAATCTTTTCTTTTCTTGATATAATACCTGATGCTCCGATAGCCGCTAAACTTGGCTTTAATCCAGCATCTTCATATCTGCCTATTACGGGATTACCTTGAGCATCTAACAACATTTTATCTGTGCCATCTGCATTTTTAACAGGCTTACCTAATTCATCTAATACTTTTAAAGGCTCTCCCGCAGGATCTTTTACAGGTACTTTTAATCCTATTGACTCTGCTGCTGCCTTTGCTTCTTGTGGTGGCAGTTCTTTTAATCCATAAGTCATACCTTTAGCAGTTTTAAACAAAGCACTAGCCACACCGAATGTTAGATCACCAACAAATCCTATAGCTGCTTCTGTTCCTATGTCTCCTGCAATTGAAGCTGCTGATTGTTTAGACACACCAGCAAGACCTTCTATTATTTCTTCAACACCTTGACCTGCTCCTGATCCTAAACCAGCACCAATCGCACCACCTAAAATAGTTCCAAGACCAGGCACAACTGAACCAAGAGCCGCTCCTTTTATTGCACCAGTAACACCACCAACAAGTTCTGGAGCTATACTGGCAAGATCAGCAAAGTCATATTTACTAAATCCTTCTTCATCTATTAATGTGTTTTGAGTTATTTCTTGACCTACTTTTGCTGCTCCTTCAGGTGTAAGAGCTAATCTTCCACGATTATCACGCAGGTATTCACCTTCTTCTATACCGAATTTAGCTAGTATTAATTCTTCTTCTTCATTGTTCTCTGCCATAGACAAGGCAGCTCTTAATGATCCACTAGTTATACCAGTTCCAGTATCAAACTTAGGAGCTTCTTCTACCTTATCTTCTGATTTTGTTGTTTCTGCTTCTAAAGTTTTTTGTCTTATCAAACTTTCAATAGCAGCTTGTTCAGCTTCATTAGGCTCATCACCTTTTATCTCAACGTCAAAAGATTCATTTGGTAGTTCAATTGTTATAAAAGCCATAATTATTCCTTCAAACTATAAATCATTCTTCCGTTTTTACCCATTCTTACATTAAATGATCTTCCTGAATCTCCAAACTTATAAACTTGATTACCACCTTTATCTTCTCCTAAAGCACTCATAGCTTTATTATATTGAGCTTCATTCATATAGCTATCTTTATCTCTAAAAGCAGTAAATACGTTATTAATTTGATCTTGTGTTTTTTGAAAAATAGTATCAACTTGATTTATTTTTTCTATAGCGTCTTTAGGGTTACTAAGAAAATCAATTTTACCAATTAATTTGTTTACCATTTCAACATCTTTATTAGAAATACCATTACCAGTTTCTTGTGTTAAAAATCTTTTATATTCAACTATAAGTTTATCTCTTAATGTTTCTGATAATTGTTCTTTAGACACACCTTCCACCGTTCTAAAACCACCTTTACCATCTGATATAATTTGATCTTTAAATAAAGTTTCTGGCTTTATTCCAAAAGCCACTCCTATACTTTTAAGTTTATCACTTACTTGAGTCATAACAGGAACAACACCAGGTTGTAATAATTGACCAGCAAGATTTTTAATATCATTTAATGTTGTTCTAGCTCTGTTAACATTAAAAGAAGCATTTTTAAATCTTCTTATATCTTCTGGAGCGTTATTAAAAACAGTTACACTGCTACCTTGACTAGCGTCTTTCTTAAAAGATTTAGAGTATGAAAGACCTTTTTGCCCATCAACAGGATCAATTTTTAAAACTTTACCAGTTAATTCGCCAGCCGACTTGCCTTGTTTTATAATCGCAGCTCTTAATTTTATACTTTCAACTAACTCTTTTTGTTCCATAGCATTTAAATGGTCTTCTTTCTTTAAAAATCTGTTCTCTGCTTTAGTTCTAAATTCTTTGCTTAACGCACTAAGAGCTAATCTCTTCTCTTTAGCTAACGCTAGTTTAGTTTTTTCATCAGCTTGTGTTTGTTGTAGAGCAAACTTACCAGCAGCGATTTGACCAGCTCTAGCATCGTCTTTAGCTTTCTGAAACGCTGGCATAGCAGCTTCTCCAGCCTCACCAACAGATGTAAGTATTTTGCTAAGATCAAATCCTTTGCCTGCTTTGTTTTGCATTAAAGACAACCCTAAAGACATAAGTGCCATCTTGTTATCTGGTTCTCCTGATACGTCTATACCTGTAGCTTTTTGAAAATCAGCTTTGTAATCTTCTATAGTTTTTGTGCCAACATCACTCTCAAGATCACCGAACAATTGTTTTTGTTCATCCATAGCTGTCGTGAACAAATTTTGTAATTCAGTCATGTTTGTGTCATATTTACTTTTAGGAGTTTCTTCAGAGTCTTGTCCTAATTGACCTTGTTGCATTCTTGTTTCGTCTGCAATAATTGCTTTGTTAGCTTCTATTGCAGCTTCTAGCTCTGCTCTTTTGTTAGCTCCTTCTCCAGTAGATGATCCATCTAAACCTGCTAATTTGTCTCCTAAATTTGGATCACTGTCTGATGCTAAATTAATATCTTCTAGTCCTGATAAAACATTTTGAGGTCTAAAATCTCTTAATGATGTTAATTCACCTGAAATAGCTTTTTCATCTTCTGCTTGTTCAATGTCACTTAATCTTTTTTTTACAATTTTTGGATCTATATTTGTATCGGTAACAAGTTCTTGTTTTAATTGCTTTAAAATTTTATTAGAAGTTGGAAAAGCACTTTCTATTCCTAGATTAATGTTTAATTTAGGATCTAATTGATTAATTGGATTTGCTGGAACTTTTTTAATAAGATCTGGAATTGTAATGTAACCAGGTTTGTTTAATCCAGAGAATCGACTTTCAAATCTGTCGTTAATAGCCATGCCTAACCCTTATGAGCTTTTTTGACCGCTACCAAAAGGTGCGATCTGTGACAATGTTGTGTAAGCACCTATACCTTGTAAGAATGGATTAGCAGAAGGTGTCGTTGCTTGTGTAAATGTAGACGGAATACTTGCACTTGGCATTCCTTGTAACAAGTTCTGACCTAATTGTAGTCTTGTATAAGGTTCTTGAGCAGTTTGCATTTGGTTTTGTCTTTGTGCATCTAATTGAGCTTGTTGTTGTGCTTGTCTCATTGCGCCTAACTGACTTAATTGTGATATATCTGCTTGACCTAATGCTTGTTGCAAACGACCTATATCTGACGTTGTGCCTGCTAAAGTTCCAAATGCTTGCCCAAGACCGCCAGCTAATCTTCCTGACTCTAATTGAGCTTTTAAACCCGCTCCAGCGGCATCTTGTGATGCTTTTAATGATTGACCAAAACCCGCAGATAATAATCTTGCTAATGTATCAGCTTTTGTATCTTGCAAATTACGTTCTGTTTCTGCTCTTTGCACACCTTGTCTTGAACCACCAAAAGCTCCTGCTTGTATAGCCGCTGCATCAGCACCAGCTTTTCTCATGTCAGCTTGTCTGTCAAGCTGTGCCATTGTTCTATCAATTACTTGCTGTTGAAATGGGTCTTGAAATTTAGATATATTTGCAGTCGTTTGTGCAACTAATGGATCGGTAAATTTTTGAGATTGACCTGGTTGCAACATACCCAAGCCACTTGTTAAAGCCTGTTGAGCTGCTAAATCTTGTTCTGATGCTCCTTCAATAAATGGTTTGTAAGAACCAACCATTGTTTCGCCCAAACCTATTGCAGAAGAACGAAGTGGGTCCATTCCAGCTATTTGATAGTCTGGCAATCCTAAAGGAGAATCTAATAATCCTTTGGTGGTTTGTTCTTCGCCATCAAACTCACCGAAGCCTGTTTGTAGTAATCTTTTTTGCAGACCTTCAAGAAAAGGAGGTAATCTTTGTATATTTTCATAGGTTTGAGTTGCCATTATGCTCTAGCCTCCAAGTTATTCATCATGTCATAAGCTCTTTGGATACCTTTTCTTTGATTTCCGTCACCTAATCCTTTAACTGCGTCTTTTGTTAATACAAATTCACCTGCCATAAGCATAGCAGGCACATCATCTTTTCGTCCAGACCCTTCACTTGGGTCTATGCCACCATTTCTACGAGGAAAACCCATCTCTCCACCCATATTTGCATATGTTATACCACCTAATCTTCCACCAGGTCCTCCAGCACCAAAAGGTCTTCTTTCAAATTCTGAAACTATAGGCTCTTCATCACCACCAGCTAACAATTGCATAAGCAATCCAGCGGTTAGTCCTTGTCCTAGACCTGATCCTAAAAACTTACCTGTAAGACTGTCATCATTTATACCTAACATATTTAAAAAGCTAGGAGATGCACTACCATCTGTAACTACTTTTTTAATACCTTCGGAAGCTACATCAGTTCCTACTTTTGAACCAGCACTAATACCCATTTTTTTATCTATGTCTGGATTTACAGCGTATTCAAGTGCCTTTGATCCTCCTGATGTTCCTGCTTTTATGGCTGCATCTTTTGTTGCTTGTGATCCAGCCTCTGTTCCAGCACCACTAAACATCGCACCTAAACCACCAGACAAAGCTCCAGCCATCAAAGCATCTTTTGTTTTAGCTCCGCCAAGTTTACTAGCTAAAGCACCAGTTATGGCTCTTTGGAAGAAAGGATTCATGCCTGTAGTGCCTAATGCAGCAGGTCCTAAAAAACTTCCAATCGCTATAGGAGCAATCTTTTTTAATAATTTACCTATACTCATTCTAACACATTACCTTATTTTAAATGTTTGTTCAATCCTATATCTGTGCTAACGCACTTGTTGTTACTCTTGTCTTAGATAGCTCTTGGATACTTGCCACAACATGCAGTCTATTTGCTGTTGCAGCCGTTGCTTTTAATATCTCTCCACTTTGTAAAACTAAATCTCTTGTTAACAACTCTACTGATGTATTAGCGGCTACTGCTTTTACTTGAAACAAGCTAAATACATCACTACCATTTGTAAGTGTTAATGTTATCGTATCAGAGCTACCAGAGTCATTTGATACTATTATTGAACTTACAACAGATGCGTTAAAATCTGCTCCGCTTGGAGCTGTGTATAACGTAGTTACATCAGTTGTTGTCAAATCAACTTTTGCGTTGGTCAAACCTTGTATGTATTGTGGAATACTAGTTATTAACATTATCTTCTTCCATCAGGTCTAATATCAACTCTTGGTGTACCAAGTTTATACTTAGTTCCTAAAGATGTTGAATCAATTCGTAAAGCAAAAGCTCTTCCTCTTAGTCTATAATCTAACTTTTCTGTAAATTGTTCTACTGGACTTGTAGAGGATCTTTGTGCAGTTCCATCTTGAGTTTGACTGAAGTTAGAGCCAGGAAAGTTTTTTACTTTCATAGTAAAAGCAACGTCTGGATTTGTTGCAGTAGAGCCATTAAAAGTTATGTCGGGTATAACTCGTTTAAGAAAAACAAACTTATCTCCTTCACCAATATCTATTGGTGCTGATTCTATAAATGATGTCATAGCAGATCCATCATCGTCATAACCTACCTCATGGTTATATAAATATGAACCACCAGTTGCCATAGGCAATGTTCTTATGCCTCTGTCAAGCCATGCTTGTCTTGCAAGTGTTCCATAATACCAAACTTTTTCTATATAATTATATGCTACATACGCATCTATTTCTGTACTACTAGCTGTTGGATAAAACCATAATATTTCACCAAATTCAGAATTTACACCTGCATGAACTTTGTCGCTTTCTTCAAAATTAAAATTTAAAAATACTTTATCTTTAACTGTGCAAGGCATTTGTTGTGTTTGACCACCAGAATGTAAATAAAATGTATCTACGCCCATCCAGAAAACACTATCTTCAACAGCTATGGCTGCTGCTGGACTCATAATAGTTATATTTTTAGATAATTCTTGTAGACCAAACGTAAATGGAGGACCTATAAATTTCATGGCGTGCAATGTTTTATTTGTAAAACATAATATTTGTTGTTTTGTTTCTACGGCTTGAACGAAAGTTGATCCACCGCCTAATCTTAAATCACCTGCTGTATTAGATGCAGTAGGAAACCAATCAATAGGATTTTCTTGTGATGAAAAACGTATCAGCAATGGATCTTGTACTCCATCACCTTGTGTAGCAGATGAGTTTGCACCAAATCCATCACACCCAAACGCTATTACATGTCTATCTTGATCTGATACAAGTATTTGTTTGGCAACTTGTGGAACACTGGTCTTTGTGCCGCTGATCGTGCTTAACTCTACAGCTCTGTTAGATAATCCATTTGTCTTATCCCAATAAAAAATACCTTCATCTCTTGCATTTATTATTATATCTTCACCAAAATTATCATGTGACCACAGTCTAATTTGTGCGCCAGGCACAGTAATTGAAGCTGCATTACCCCATCCAACAAAATCATTGGCAGAATCTGCATTACCTACAGCTAACCGAACAATTGTATTGTCGGCATGTTCAACAGCATCCGTGCCACTATGTCCACGAGTTACAGTCATTGTATTGTCATCACTGGTTGCCGATACAAGCATAAGCTCGTTGTCTACAAGAATAACATCATTAGCTGTATTCATACCAGTTTCATCATCTACATCAACGGCAGTCTCACTATTATCTAAGGCTTCATTAAGTTGTGTAGCCAAAGCACCAGATGTTGTACCACTCCATTGTCCAGCACCCCAACCAGTTCCACCAACTGTTGTATCTAATCCAGTATTTATTTGATATGTACCAACAACACTACCTCCACCATTACCCGTATCCGAAGCATTTGCTGCAACAGAAGATGTAATCGTATAAGAGTTAGAACTTATTAAAGATGCAACTTGAAACTCTGCATTTAATATTGTTGCTGTTATTGTACCACCTAAACTAGCTGCACCAGAGAATGTAACAAAGTCATTCTCGTTTGCACCATGTGCTGGATCTATTACTGTTACTGTTGTTGATCCATTTGTTGCAGAAAAAGTTACATCACCTGCACTTGTTGTGCTTCGGATAGGTGTTATATCGTTAAATGTCTGACCTTCTTCTATATAATACTTGAGATGTGTGCCAATACCCATAAAATCAGAACCATCAAGAGCCACCCAATTATGTAAACGCCTTGCAGAACCTTCAATAGTATTAGGACTGTACTTTGCCCAACCACCAAACTTTTCTGGAAACCCAAATCTAAATCTTACTTTGTCACCATCAATAAAACCACCTTCATTACTATAAGATGTAATGTCTGATATAACTCCTGGCTTAAATTTTAAAGATGTTATTGGCATTTAAAAAGCACTCACTGATCTTGTTCCCGTATGACTTGACACAACTATACTACCAGTACCATCATTTACATCTTTTAAAGCATATGGCTGGCTACTTCCATCACTACCAGATATTGTGCCAGTTATACTAAATGATCCATCTGTTGAATCTCTGTTAGCAACAGCAGTTGCACCTGCACTTACTGTAACACCATCATATGGATCTGCACCAGATAATACACATGATATTGCTAAATTATTTGTAAATGTAAAACGTCTACCTGCTGTTGGACCAACAACATCAACATTTTTAATTTGGTTAAATGCTCCACGACCACCTATAATTGCAACTACTGCCTTACCTGTGGCAGAGTCTATAAACATTTCTATTGCAAACGTACCACTATTACCATTATTCACACCAACTAAAGCACTATCCCATCTCATAAAACGATAAGTTCCACCAGCATGAGAGTGTGTTGTGTTTGTGTCTGGTTGATCTGCGGATACTCCATCAAATGTACTAGGTCCACTAGGACCTACAATGGCACCACTTATAGGTGTGCCATCTTCTAAAAAAGCATGAGTAAACGACATGGCAAAATCTGATCTGTTTATATTAGTAAGTCCTACACCACCAAAAAGAGTTGTGTAACCTGTAGTATAATATGTTTCATTAACCATCAAGCCAGCAGTGCTTCCCGTGTTTGGTTTTGTTACTGTGGTGTTACCATCTCCAAAACTAGCACCACTACCAGCACTTCTATTATCATCAACTAATGCTGCATCGAAAGTATGAGCATCATCAGCAACAGCAACTGTGCTATTATCTGCTTCGCTAATTGTAGTTGTACCCGTATTACCCGCATCACTATCAGAACTTGTAAAAGTTTTAAGTGTTGATTGTACGTTACCACTTCCTATTAATTCTACATCTGTACTAGAATTATTTGTAATTGGTGAACCAGAAGAATTAAGAATTGTATTGCCGTTAGTATCTATAATAATTTTTTTATGAGCCGAATCGTTTGTCATTGTTAAGTTACCAGAAACATTATCTGTTAATTTAAAAAACTGGACGGGCAACTTACTTTTTGCTGTTCCTGCTTTGTCATTTAAAGTCCCTGATGAACTTACCTCAGTAAACCCTAAATTTGATACTAATGGTATACTCATTTAACACCTAAAACTTGACTGTTTCTGAAAAAGAAAACCCAGACCCATTAAATATGCCAATTCCTAAATCAGCACTACTTCCTAAAGATATACCAGAGGATGTTACGGCACTATTATTTGTCCAATCTATTGTCATGCTATTTGCAGTAGTTGTTTTATCAATAATAACATATTGACCCGCCACTAAATTTGTTACAGCAACCCTGACTGTTTGACTACCACTTGACACTGTAAGAGGTTGATAAACTGATGTCGCTCCGCTTGGTGTAACAGTTACTGTTCCTGAAACAGTTAATGGACTTTTTGCTTCTACTAAGTTTTGATTAAAATATGTAGAAAACGTAGCTGCTGTGGTCTGTCTCATTGTGCCACCATCGTTAGTTACAATACCATCACCTGCTGCAACTGCCGTAGTGCCTGCACTTGTACCACCATCCATAAGATTTAATTCGGCTGCTGTAGATGTAACACCATCTAATATATTTAATTCGGCTGCTGTAGATGTAACGGCAGTACCAGCTATTCTAAGTGATGCTATGTCCAAAGCATCTGTTACATCAATTACGGCTGCACCAGATCCTGCACCATCTGCATAAATAATCTTCTTTGATCCAGCAACTATTGATACATTAGCACCAGAACCTTGTGTAAATGTGGCAGTCTGACTTGTACCATTTTGCACTATATAAACTTTATCTTGGTCATTTGGAGATATAGTAATTGTATTTGTGCCAGATGGAGAACCACCTAAAACAAGAACTTTATAGCCACCATCTGATA